CCCGCGACGACCGGCTTGATCTGCACCGTGGCTCACGGCGCCGCTCGATCGTGTAAGGACGATGGCTCAGTGGCTGGGACCGGCACGCCGCCGACAGTCAACAGCACCGGCGCGACGGCCATCATCGACTTGAGCGGAACGACGCCGCGGACGCACACGTTTGTCGTCATCCCGGCTGGATCGCCGACCGGCTGCACGTACCACGTTGAGGGCTCGCTCGACAAAACAACCTGGACGAACCTTTCCGGCTCGATCACCTGCACCACGACGGCATTCACATTCGTCGTCGATAAGCCGGTGATTTATATCCGCGGCTGGGTCGACACGCTGACCGGCGGCACGAACCCGACCGCCACGCTGCAATATCTCGGCGACCGGTAAGAGGTTGACGCTTTTTGGCGGGTGACGTCACAACAGAACTGTGATTGTCGCGTCCAATTCGAACGCCGTACCCGTGAAGGCGCGCGCTGGCGATTCGCTGCGCTTCAGCCTGAACTTCCCCGACTACCCGGCCAGCGACGGTTGGACGCTCGAAATCGTTTTGCTCTGCGCTTCCCGTCGCTACACCTTCGACGGCGAGGCCGATAGTGACGGCTTCAGCGTGAACGTCGCCCCGACTGACACAAAGCTTTGGGTCGCCGGGAAGTACTCGCTGATAGCTCGCGTCACCAACTCTGACGAGACGATTGCCGCGACCGTCTACGAAGGCCGCATTGAGATCCTGCCCGACATCACCGCTGTCGCCGATCCGCGCACGCATGAGGAAAAAGTCCTCGATGCCATCAACGCGGTGATCGAAGGCCGCGCCGACGTCGACGAGTACACCATCGGCGGGCGCTCCATCAAGAAAATGCCGATCGGCGATCTGCTCAAGTTCCAGGCGGTGTATGCAACGCGGGTGAAGGCGCAACGAATCGCGCGCGGCGAGAAGCTGCCCAAGCGGGATGTTGCTATTCAGTTTACGAGGCCGAACTGATGTTAGTTCGCATGGATGGACGGGCGGTGAGCTCCGATGAGGCTGAACTCGTGCGGCGCAATTGCAATTTAGGCGCGCCGTTCATGATCGCCGTGACCGGAGCGCAGCCGCAGACGTTCGTCCCTGAACCGAAGCGCGACGAGGTGAAGCGTGCAGCCTGAGCCCTTGAATCTGACCCCATTACGTCACGAGATGATTGCTCAGAGTCTGGAGCGCGCGACTCAGCGGAGGGCCACCGAGCGCCGCAACCGCAATCAGTTCGCTGGCGCGATGGTGAACCGCCTGAACCTCGACTGGATCACCTCGATCATGTCGGCGGATCAGGAACTGCGCTCCAGCCTGTGGCGCCTGCGCTCCCGGTCCCGCGAACTCGCGGCCAACGATCCGTACATGGCCGGATTCGTGCGCAAGGCCATGATCAACATCGTCGGCCCTGAGGGCATGAAGCTCCAGGCGAAGGTCCGCAAACAGCGCTCCCGGCCCGGCTACTCGCCGCTGAACGAAGATTTGAACGACGCGCTTGAGGACGCATGGGAACGCTGGGGCCAGATGGAAACCGCCTCGCTCGATCAGAAGGCAACCTGGACTGACCATCAGGAAATGTACGTCCGCAGCCTGATCGTCGATGGCGAAGTCCTGTACCGCAAGATCAGGGATGTCAGCAACCCGTTCGGATACACGCTGCAGCAACTTGATCCCGACCAGCTCGACGCCAACTACACCGATTTCGTTATGCCCACGGGCAACCGCATCATCATGGGCATCGAGATGGATGAACGCGGGCGCAACATCGCCTACTGGATCTGGGACCGCCATCCGAACGACGCTTATTTCGGCCCGCGCAAGCACCTCCGCGTTCCCGCCGACGAGATCATCCACGACTTCATCCCGTGGCGCGTGAATCAGTACCGTGGCATCCCGTGGGCCACGCCGACGCTTGTCGGCTTGAACATGCTGCGCGGCTATCGGGAAGCTGAAGTCATACGCGCCCGGGCCGATGCGGCTGCCGGCGGCTTCATTGAGACTGAATTCGGCGAAGCCCTCGATCCAGACACCGTCATGCCCGGCGATGATGCCGAAGAAAAAGCACCGTCGCTGGACATGCAGCCCGGTATCTTCCCGCGGCTTGGGCCGGGCGAAAAGTTCAATGCGTTCGCGCCGAATCATCCGAGCGGCAACTACGGCCCGTTTTTGAAGGCCTCGCTGCACGAGATTGCCTGTGCGCTCGGCATGGCCTATCACAACTTCGCCGGCGATCTTGAGGGCGTGAATTACTCGAGCGCGCGCGTGGGCGAACTGGCCGAACGCGATGGCTGGCGCTGGATGCAGCGCCGCATGCGCGACCACTTCTGCCGCCCGATCTCGAAGGGCTGGCTGGAAATGGCGCAGCTTACTGGTTGGTTCACGCTGCCGAATTACGACTACGCCGCCTACGCCTCGAAACTCGTTTGGCGCGGTCGTGGCTGGGATTGGGTCGATCCGGAAAAGGATATTAAGGCCTCGATCCTTGCGATCGATAACTCGCTCACGACGTGGGATGCGGTCCTCGCCGAGCAGGGTAAGGACTTCGACGAAACCGCCGAAGAGCTTGCCGAGAACCTGAAGCGGCTCGAAGAACTCAAGATCAAGCTGCCGCTGGGGCTCACCAGCCAGGCGACAACGAAGTCGACCACAGGCGAGACAGCCAATGAAGGCAAAACTGGCGACGGTGGCGGCGAATCCGGCGGCGCGGCGAAGGGAAAACCCAAAACACCGCCCGCTGACGATGCGACTGATTGACGGAATTTCTGAAACCGGTGCATGGAGGTAATAGCGATGGACAAGAAACAGCAACTCGAAAAGCTCCCGGTGCAGTACCGCACCGTCGAGATCGACCGTGAGCGCGTCGACAAGGAAACGCGCAGCGTCGAGGTGGCCGTTTCGTCCGAGACGCCGGTCACGCGTTGGTGGGGCACGGAAGTGCTCGATCACAGCGCCGAATGCGTTCGTATGGGGCGCATGAAGAACGCTGCGCCGCTGCTCTATAACCACGACACCGACCAGCACATCGGCATCATCGAGAACGCCCGCCTCGATAGTGACCGCACGCTCCGCGCCGTGGTCCGCTTCGGCAATTCGCCGCTGGCCAACGAAAAGTTTCAGGACGTGCAGGACGGCATTCTGCGCAAGGTTTCAGTCGGCTACCGCGTTCACAAGATCAACGTCACCGTCGATGGCAATGGCGAGAACGAAGTCGAGCGCGTCATCGATTGGGAGCCGATGGAAGTTTCTATGTGCCCGCTCGCCGCAGACGACACGGTCGGCGTGGGTCGCAATCTCGAAGTTCGCGAGTTTCCGGTCGCGGTCACGCGGCCGTCCGTAACGGCTGAAGAGCCGCCCAAAAAGGAGGAAGTCCGTATGGAACCTACCGCCACCGCCGCGGCTCCGGCCGTGGACGTGAATGCCGCCCTGGACGCCGAAGTCAAGCGTCAGGTCGATATCCGCGCGCTCGGCAAACAGTACAGCGTCGAGGTTGAATCGATGCTCGCCGATCGCAATGTCAGCGTCGAACTGGCGAAGGGGAAGATCCTCGAGCAGAAGTTCGCCGCCGGCCGCGCCCAGAACACCAACCTTGGCCCCACGATCGTGCTCAACGAACGCGAGCAGAAAGATTACTCGATTCGTCGCGCGATCCTGTCCGCCGCCACCGGCGCGCCCTGCTTCGAACGCGAAGTGAGCGATGAGTTGATCAAGCGGCTGGGCCGCTCGGTCAGCGAAGCGCACAGCATCGTCGTCCCGATGCAGACCCGCGCCGCCCACGCCCTGAACATCACCACGGCGACTCAGGGCAAGGAAACCATCCAGACCACGGTCATTCCCGACGTGATCGAGCTGCTGCGCAACCGCCCGACGCTGTTCCGTGCGGGCGCGCGCGTGCTGGCCGGATTGCAGGGCCCCATCGCTTTCCCGCGTCAGACCGCTTCCAGCGGCGCCGCGCAGGAAGCTGAGACCACGGCCGCGCCGCAGTCGGACGTGACCCTCGACCAGGTGACCATGTCGCCGAAGCGTGGCACGGTGTACACCAGCTACACCATCGACCTGCTCCGGCAGACGACCATCGATGTCGAAGCCTTTGTCCGTCAGGACATCACCCTGCAGCTTTCCATTTTGATGGACCTGCTCGGCCTGACCGGCAACGGCACTGCGCCCAACCCGCGCGGCG